TGAACTTGGCACCACATGAGCAGGTTTCGGCAATCACCCGATAAGGCTACCAGCCTAGGCGTTTCGCCACTGTAATTCGACATTCTTGCTGATTACAGCCATCATTGTGGCTTGGTCTGACAGGGTTTTTAGCTTGGTTTTGACCCTGTTGTATTCGGCTCTGGCTAGGTCTGCCTTTAGCTTTTCATCTACTGCTTGCAACTTAGCCACAGCTTGTCGGTCTGCAACAGTGCCAGAGTTGTTGATAAAGGCTAAAGAAACTGCCCTGTCATAAGCAGCCTCGGCATCTGCCATCTTGCACTCAGCGTCATAAAGCGCATTGCTACCCTTGTCCATCTCGCTGGTCAGGCGTTGTAGCTCCTGGACTATGTGGCCTGGTGTAATAATTTCCATCTCTTAGCCTTCTAGCTTTCTCTCTTTGTAATCGCCATAGGTCGGTGAGGATGTCAAGCTCACCCTTGTCATACTGCTCATGTAGGCACTCTTGGACTTCAAGGATTGAGCTAAGCAGAATCCTTTGTGCCTGATAGTCCATTAGCTATTTCCTTGATCTTGTCGAGCGTTGCTGTGTCAGCTCCACCAGTCTTAGCTTCGCTGTATAGCAAGCGTAAACCATCAAGGTCATTGCCTAATTCTGTTGCCATTGCAAGCCAATCTTTTGTAGTGGCTTTGCTTTTTACTTGTCTGTTGCGAACTTCCTCAGATGAGGCAATTCCCTTTTTAGTGTCAACAGCAAGTGCAGCAACCATCGCTCTACCCCAAGCAGCTGTTTCAGCGTTCTGGACTTCGCTATCTCTCGTGAAGTTTGTCGGTCCTGGGATTGGTTCCCAAGCTGTGCCGATACCAGGTCGCTGGTCATCTGGTGAGCGATAAGCAGCAGCTGTATAAACAACCCAATCTTTGTTGTTGACTCGGACAAACTCGTACTTGACCTGTTGCAGTGAGCCTTCTGGGAACTTCTCCCTAAACTCAACTATGCGTGTTGCTACATCTATGTAGTCCAGTGGACCCTTGTAGTTTTGTGCCATTTATTTACCCTTCTCGTGATGCAAATAAGGCGCACCGCCAGCTCTAGATCTAAGACTAAGCAGATGCTCGCCAAAGACTAGGCCTCGCTTTTTGCCTTCCATTGCTTTAATAACTCTAGCTTTTAGGTCTGTCATTTTCTTGTTAGCAACCTCGTAATCTTGCACCGAGTTTAGGTAGTGCATACCTAGCTCGTCAAGGTCAACCTCGCCGTCTTCGATGTTGGGGCTAAGTGCCCTGACAGTTTCTAGTGTCGAGTTAGACCCATCCCAGTCAGGCATCTTGAAATCAAGGCAAGCTTGCCGAAATCTAAGAGCAGACTCATAAAGCGTTTGCGCCTCGAACTCATCCCACTCAATGTCAAACTCCATGTAGCTTGACCCTGCAAGGGCAACGAGCTTAGCTTGCCGAATACCAAAGACACTCATGTACCAAAGCACCTGTGCCCGATAAGACTGTGGCACTTGTGTCCAGTAATCCCTAGAGAACTTGACCTCAACAATTCCCCAGTTGCCATCCTCATCTAGGTAAAGACCATCAGGGTTAGCTCTTGCCCAGTCATCAGCTTGATTGGCCCAAGTGCCTGTTTCGTAGATTGTCAGCTCAGGATGCTCGTCTGCAAACAAGTCAAGGATAGGTGCCTCAAGTTTTGTGCCAAGCTTCATTGACATTGACGGCGTAATCTCATCTGGGATTTGTCCTGTCTTTTTAGCCCACTTGGTAATTGCCGATTCCCATTGGCTTAGTCCGGCGATTGCAGCGATGTCTGATCCACCGATTGCACCTGGCTCGTTGCGTAGCTCATGCCACTCCGGTGAGCCGTTAGCAAAGTCCCCTAGCAGGACTGCCTCGTGAATTGTGTTTATCTCGGTTGGTAGTTTTGATACTGGCAAGGTTTCCCTCTCTTTTCCTTGTCGGCAAATCCACGCTATCTCTCTCGGCGTGGATTTGCTATTTATCCTGAGGCTACTCTAATCTGACCCTATGACAAGACAACTAGAGAGAAAATACATTGAACTCCAACACGCCATTTCTGAGAATGGGGGTGTCGAGTGCAGTCAGCTACCTCATGTGTTCTTCCCTGAGGATGAGCCAGATGTCTACCTGCGTAAGAAACTGATAAAGGTAGCAAAGGAAGTCTGCAACGACTGCCCTGTCAGGCTGAGGTGCTTTGACTATGCCTTGTCGGCAGGGATGGTTGGTATCTGGGGTGGCACTACCGCTGAGGAAAGAGCCAAGCTGAAAAACTAAGGGGCTGTGTGCCTTGTAGAGGGCTTATCTTGCCAGAGGTAGAGTGATGCCCCTAAATAAGCCCTAAAGCCCTGTACGAGCCTTATACGGCGTTTTAGAGCCTAGTGGTCGTCTGTTGGCACATTCTTGATAGCCAAAGCCGAGCCACCTACTGTAAGTATGGCAGCAGCCACAGACAGAATCTGTGAGGCTAGGGGTTCGGTCAAGGTGCCGATAGTCACTAGCAAAGGTACAAGGGCAGCAATGATGCCGTAGATCCACTTGCGAGTCTGAGGGGGTAGGTCAAAAATCATTTGTGTCTTCTCCTGGTTTCCATAGCTTTACATCCTCAAGCGTAGCACTGGCGGTATAGGCCGTGAGGATAATCGAGATCAGCGCAACCCCACCGATGACCATTTGAACGCTAACTTGCCGGTCCCAGATGAAGGTAAACATCCCAAAGAAAATCATTACAACACCGACTCGATAAGAGCCAAAGATTAGCTTGCGCCTAAAGTTCCAACTAGGACCAGTGCCCTTACCCTTTTCATCCTTTAGCAGGAATACAGAGTCAAGCCACTTCACTTTAGTTTCTCTAATGCAATCTGTGTCTTGATGTATGAGGTCGGCTCGGTGTATCTGGTGCCGTTGTTTGTCCAGATGTATCGCTTGCCACGCTGAATCTCAAAGTGTAAGTGAGGGCCAGTTGATTCGCCTGTGTTGCCAGACTCTCCAATTTTTGTACCCTCGGCAATCTTGTCGCCAACCTTGATGCCCGCTTCCTTGATGGAACCCTTTTTGAGGTGCATGTAAGCAGAGGTAATCCACTCGCCATTGACCTTGTGGCGTAGCTTGATAATGTAGCCACCACCAGCAGGTTCGCCGTTAGGGAACTTTAGGGTGCTAGGACCAGCAAAGATTACCTCGCCAGCTGCAATCGCATAGATAGGTGAGCCAACAGCCATAGCAAAGTCGCAGCCATTGTGATGCCGTCTAGTTTTTAAAATTGGATGTATGCGCCATCCATAGGGGCTTGTAATCTTCGGGTAAGGTCTATCAAACGGCCAGCGCATTACTTCACCACAAACGCTATAAGGGCAGAGATAAGTCCTGAGATACCAGCGGCGAGTCCTGTGTAAGCAATCTTCTCAATCCAGGCAAGTCTGGCTAAGGTCAGCTCGACCTCACGAATGCGGTCAGGCACATCGGCCAGGTTGTCCAGTTTCTCTAGCATCTTGATTTGAGTATCGTTCATCTCAAGTTGCTTCTGGTAAATCATGTGCTGGGTAATGCGTACCCCAGTTGTTTCTTCAGCCATTAGCCGACCAATAACAGAGCTTCTTCTTCCGTTAGTGGAAGATTCATCATTACTTTGCGCCTTACACCAGCTATTTTTTGAGCCTGTAGTTCTTCAGTCGTCAGCTCTCTCGTCGCCCAAGTCTGATAGAAGACTCCGTTAGTTTCAACTGGAGCTACCTCATAGACCACTGCACCCTCTTGTCTTACTGGAGCTTCGGTAGGGACAACTTGAGTCCATCCATCAGGCAACTGATCTCCCTCTTGCCATTCTGGGTTCTCGATTTTTATGTCCCCGATGTGGCGTGGATACTCATTGTTTGGTGAGATGTAAATTGACATAGTTCTCCTAAATAAATGTGACTGTTGAAGTAAGGGATGTTGAGGAATCGGTCAAACTAAGAGCATACTCTTGGAATCCTGGGTCACGAGTTGCAAATGTTGGTGTTCCAGAAGTAAAAGAGGTGCTTGCATCTGTAAGACTGCTTGCTTCATAAATAAATGAGGCTCCGCCAAGGCTGTATGTTCCAGTCAATGAACCGTCTGAAGGTAATTTAGCAATAAAGATTTTGTCATTTGTGCTTGCGTTTGTATAGCCAAAAACAATAATGTTTTCTGAGCTGTCAATCTCAATACCTGTTGCAAGATCTGCTGATGTGGTTCTAATTCTTCTTTGCCATTGAATAGTGCCAGAGGAATTGTATTTAGCAATGTAAATGTCGTTTGTGCCGCTGGCATCTGATGTTCCCACAATGTAAACATTGTTAGTAGTGCTAACAGCTATGTCTACGCCTGTATCTGAACTGGCACTGCTGAGCCTTCTTTGCCATTGGATAGTTCCGCTGGCGTTGTATTTGCTAATGTGTATGTCTGGGTTTCCTGGCGAGTATAAAGTCGAAACGATGTAAATGTCGCCGCTCGAATCGAAGGCAACGCCCTCACCAACACTGTAGTCTTGTATTCGTCTTTGCCACTGTAAGGTTCCAGAGCTATTCCACTTACTAATAAAAATTTGAATAGAGCTAAATCCAGCGTCAGGAGAATAACCAACAGCATAAACATTGTCAGAAGGGTCTACGGTGACACTGTAAAAGATGTCATTAGTTGTTCCCTGGTTTACTTCTCTTTGCCATTGAATAGTGCCGCTGCTATTCCATTTGACAATAGTTGAGTCCCTTGTATTGCTGTCCGATGTATAGCCAACAACATAGGAATTTCCACTTGAATCTACTGCTAAATCTTCAGCCTGATCTCGGAAATTACCTGAGTCGTTGCTAAACCCTCGTTGCCATTGAATTGAGCCAGATGAATTGTATTTAGCGAATAACCATTCGGCATTGCCACCCAAAGTACCAGATGCACTTGTTAGACCAGCAGCATAGATGTTGTCTGAACTATCTGTGTCTGCCGCTATAAAGTATTCGCTAGTTGCGCTTGCTAATTTTCTCTGCCAAAGTATGTTGCCATTTGTGTCATACTTAGCAATCTCAGCATCTGTTCCACCAAGGGTTGAACCAGAAACAATAATGTTTCCTGCGCTATCTATTGCGCCATCACCAGAGTATTCACCAGTATTTCCCAGTAATGCCATCCAGTACCTTACAGCAGCAGCACCAGCACCAGCAGCACTCAAAATACCTAAGTATGTAAGTGCCATTACTAAACCGCCGTTGCGTTTCCAATTATGCGGTAAGAGTTGGAAGACACACAAAGAACAGTCACAGCGTCATAACGAGTACCGATTGCGTATGCGGTTCCTGCTGTTCCTCGACCCAAGATAGATACGGCTGTTGAGGCTCTGTTGATAGTGACTGTTCCGGCACCATCTCTAAGGATGTCTACACGCTCGCCAGGCTCAAAGGCTGTGGCAGTTGAGATGGTGACTGTCTGCGCTGAGGCAGAGTCAAACTCAAGGATCTTGTAGCGGTCAGATGTGGTGACAGTGTAAGCGGTCACAGTAGAGGCAGTGAGCGTGGTTTCGTTGCTCAAAAATTGGTTGACATCTGCTGCCGCCAAAACCTCACCGGCGGTAAATACTTTTCTTGGCATAGGGTTCCTTTGTTGTTGGGTTTAGTTTATCACTCGTAGGCTAGGCGGTCATCGTCTAGCACACCGAGTACGGCGTCATTGAGGATAAAGATGGCAAAGTCAAGGCGTTCTAGGGCAAAGCTAATGTTCTTGCTTCCTGGGTTCCAGTCATGGTTGATACCGATAATCCGGCAATACTGCTCGATAGCTGGTGGAATGTCAGACGGCTCAAACCTGACCAGCACAATGTCGCCAATCTCAAGGTCTAGGACTGCATCTTGGTTAGCCTCGCTGATTGTGTCCATAACTACTGTCACAGTTTCGAATCGGTACTGAGGCTCTTTGTATCTGGCAAGCAAGTAGTCAGCTAGGAACTGTAGCTGAGCTGGGTCTTGGATAAGCAACCCAGACTGGTCTAGCACTCTTGGGCCGTATAGGGCTTGTGAGTCAGCATCCTCGGCAAAGGCTTCCTCGGGGATAAGGTCAGCGTTGGCAAGGCTAATGCGGTTGTAAAGGTTCTCTGATCCGTAGACAATGTTGACATCGGCAAACTGGATGCCTGTGTAAGCCCCTGCAACTATCTCATCGCTGAATACTATGTTTGGGGTGTTAGGTACAGCGTTGCGCTCTCGGTAGGTAATCTTTCCGTCTTTTGCCAGAAACAAAGTACCAAACTCAGAGTTGGCTACAAGCTGCAAATACTCAAGGGTACCTGTGCCCTCAGCCACAACATTGTCAAGCATTACAGAGTTGCCAGGGTCAATGTCCCTTTGGTCAGCTGGCCAGTCAACTTCTGGTCTGTCTAATACTGTGTTGATTCTGGCACCCGACAGCTCTGAGTTAGGGGTAAATTCCTCAAGACCCGAGTTAGCCAAAACGGACAAAGCATCTGACACTTGTATCTGGACAACAGA